CTCCTTTGCATCAGGACTTATAAACAAGAACCCACCATAGTTACCCTCTTCATCTGCAGATACTTCAATCGTAACAGGTGCATAGTTAGGTGCTTTCAATAAGAATTTAGGGAAGCCATCTTCTCCCTCTCCTAAATATTTGTTTATAGAAAAACCTTCTAGTTGTTTGTAATATTCATTCATGTCCATTATACCATCTCCTTATTGTTGTTATACATTTCATGCCACTCATCTGACTGTATGCCCTTGAGTATATGAGCAATCACATCTACTGTCCAACCATTACCAATCATCTTGTATCGTTGTGTCTTTGATACACCCTCTGTGTAATTATCAGGTAGTGTCTGCAATCTCTCACACTCAATAGGTGTTAGCTTTCTCCATGTCATACCTTCTACCACAACATTATCTTTTTGTACAGTCGTAAGACAATTAGTTTTATCATCATCACGTATCTCTACTTGTGGTGTTAGTGGTAAATCCATTTGGTAATCTTTACGTACACCCTCTGCATCTAGCCTACGATTAACAATGCGACCACCCTTGGCAGAATACGTAGCTACCTTTGGTTCTCTATTGCCACCTTGCATAGTCAATAGTGTAGGTGCTTTACCATTCATGTGATACACTTGCTTTGTTGCTCTGTAATTGTAGTGTGCATACTCTTCTGCATCTCCTACAGGTATCAGTCTATCAACAAGTGTCATACCATTATTACCTGCTCCCTTGTGCATTGTAGCAGTAGTACACAGAGACTTTTGATATGGGTGTTTGTGATGTCTAGCATTACGTTCATTGATTGGTACAGGTGGTTCTCCATGATCCTCTTGTAGTATATCTCGTAACACTAAACCTAAATCTTCCATAGGTGGTATTGGTATCTGCATATACTTACCACTACATAATGGGTCATTCATTCTTTTACCAAACCAATAGTTTCTCCACCTGTTCTGTGCAGATTTAACACTAGAGTTAAGTAACTGTGGGGGGAATCCCATATGCTCTGTGATTACATCTTCAAACTCTTTCTTCATTCTAACATTCTCAAGTAGCACGTACTCAGGTTTTAAGTCATTCATAACATTTATAAACTCAAAGAATAACTTGGAACGTGGGTCATCAAATGCCAACTGATCTCCTGCAAAAGAAAATCCCTGACAAGGTGAGCCACCGAGAAGTAGGGTTATGGGTTCAGAGTTGTATGGGGTACGTGTAGCATACCAATCTTTTAACTTTGTAACATCTCCTAACTGTATTGTATTAGGAAAATTCTTTTGTGTTATCTCCATGGCATACTTGTCAATCTCACAAGCATAGTATCTATGGACAGGTATGTTAGCACGTTGTAAGGCTAACTGCCCACAACTCATGCCATCAAATAAACTTAGTACATTCATATTAGACTCCTATGTAGCATGAAAAGAATAATGCAATTATTCCTGTCACAATTAAAATTAATATTCTATCGTTATCATTAGGTAACATTTTAATCTCCTTTGTCCCAACTTGGGACTTATAGTTATAAACAATTACAAAACGTGTTAGTTATCGCCATCGCCATGATGTATGTAATATATAACACAATTACACCACCAAAGCAAATGGCGAATACTTTATATAGCATCTATGTAAACACGTAGATGTGTAGACTGATCTATTGATTGACCCCAATACGTAGCACCTGTACCCTTGAGTTCAGGCTTGATGTGTTGTCCACGTACTCTCATAGTGTATGACTCGTTATTAAGATATACTTTCATACCTCTTGTTAGCTTCTTGCCATACTCATCATTAGGTATCTCAGAGAATACATATCTGTGTCCTTTAGTATTAGCATTATCATAGTATAACTTTCTCCAATACTCTACGTGTTTACTTTCTCTATGTGCAAGATTTTCTGCTTGTTCTAGCAGTTCATCTCTCTCCTTGAGCATACCTTGTAGGTTCTCAACCTTAGTTGTGAGTCCAAGCAACCTATCCTCTTGCTCTTGTAAGTTCTTCTTATATATCTTGTCATTGTTTTCAATGATGTCATCAGTCTTCTTCAAGTCTTCTTTTAACTCCTTGATTCGCATAACTCTACCTCTATCTTGGTCTTTAACTTTAGCAGATGAAGTTTCTACTTGACCTTGTAACCTCTCAATCTTAGCAACTAAGTCTTTAGTTCTACCCATATGCTCTGACCTGTCAAGCATCTCCTCTTGCTCACACAACTTAGCAAATGCCCTGACCATATGTTGAAAGTCCATATGTGATATAGGTATGTGCTTATCTTCTGCTTCTGAATAGTATGTCTTGTAGTTTAAGTCATACATATCACTTGCTAATTTACCTGTGCTAGTTGTTGCTCCTAGCATTTGTACTACTCTGTGTATCTTCATTATACTAACTCCTTACCTTGAACATAGTTGTTATCTTTTTCTATTATGTGTGGTGCAGATTGCATGAAGAAGTCTACCATGTCTACTGCTTCCTGTTCTGACTCTGCTTCTACTGAATAGTAGAGGTAGCCATTCATACCTTCAATGTGTATTTTAAAAAAGTATTCTTTCATATTCGTCTCCTGTGTTGTGTCCCAACTTGGGACATGGTTAAATGTAAACTTTGGGGTTACCATTTGAGGAATCCATGTTAATCATACCTACCCAATCACTTGGAATGTAATTCCATTCTTTAGGTTTGTATTGGTTATCACTCATGCCTTGATGCATGAAGTAGTCATCTGTATAGGGGTTATACTTTACTCTATCCCAATCGTCAAGATATACCATACGTGATGGCTCTTCCCTTGACTCTGATATATAACCTACTGCAAAAGCATGAACATTCTTCTTGCCCTCTTGTCGCACTCGCTTTTGTCCACCCTTACGGACAACAAACTTAGCATCTTCAAGAACAACCCATGACTTATGATCTTTTACTAAACCACTCTTGCAATCTTGTATGCTCCAACAGTTTCTATGTAAGTTCCAATAGACTCTAACCTTTTGCATAAAACCTCTCCTGATGTTGTTGTTTAATTTTACGTTGCATCTTCCTGTTAAACTTCCACATATTTTTATTCTTAGTATTAGGCTTTTTCCTAACAGGTATCTTTTGAAATGTGTCTTGACTATTCATTTGTAATCTCCTCAATAATTACGTCATTATAACCTCTAGCTTTCCAATCGTCTGCATCTCGCTTGGCATCATTGTAGTTCTTGTAGTAATCATCGTTACCACCTACCCAAACTATGTATCTCCAACCATTTGCATAATCTGTATCCATAATATTACTCCTCTGTAAAGAATGCTTGTTTATATCTTATAGTGCCTTCCACAATAGCTATAGCTTCATTAAGTCTTTTCAAGTTATACTTGTTCTTTATGTGTATAGGCACTTGTGGATTAGTCTCCAAACTATTTTTAGTTTGTAACAATAATGATAACAGTTCTCTATTCTTTTCCATTTGATACTCCTTGTCCCAACTTGGGACATTGTTAATGTTAATACTTCTTTACTTTCTCAACGATAGTGTCTGTCGTGCCATGTTGATAGCACAACAGACAATCCTTACACTTTTGACCTGTACAATTCTGATCGTCAACATACTCATCTTCTAACACATTATTGAATGTCTTGTCAAAGTGCTTGGGTGGTTTGCTCAAGATCGTACCTACTTTTGGATTACTGTAAATAATAATAAGGTTTTTAGGTTTATCTCTTGAGTCAAAAAATGGTTTAATAATATCTGTACGTTTAGTCCACAAGGCGAATATGCAATGTGGGTTGTGTTCTGCAATACGACAATAGTTCTCTATGTGTGTAAACTTATTATATCTCTTGATAACTTTGCCCTTTGAGTCCACAGTCTCAGTACGTAATTCGCCATGTGCATCAAGTCTTTTGTATGCCACAAGATACGTAGGTATATTACTGCGTTCAAGCAATCGTTCTGCTAAATGCTCATTGCGAGATAATGCAGGTTGCATATTCTTGCGATAAGAACCAAGCATGACGTGACTATAGCAAACACCACAGATGTCAACGACTTTACCTGCCTTGTCATTTTTAGCTTTGGCTTTGATGTATCTGTCGTAGCAGAAGCCATTGGTAACTGTATTGTCGCTAATAGCAGTCAAAGACTCAAGTTTGCCTGTCATCTTTGATACGTGTATATCTTGTAACATATGTAACTCCATAAGTAATAGTTAAAATTTAAGTAGGCAGTTTTACAAGATGCCTAGCTTCTCCTCTCGTTGTGTGTCCCAACTTGGGACTTTTGGTTATGCTACCAACTTCTGTGCTAGTCTAGACTTGAAAGCAACATACCAATTCTGCGTAACTCTAGGCTTACCACGTCTATCATAAGCATGGAATGATGAGAACTTAGAACCAAAGTTGAATCTGATTAAAGGCTCACCTGACTTGCCACCATTACCCTTGCTAACAAACCAACCCTTGACTTTGATTCTATTCTTATCGCCTTGATATCTAAAAGGCTTGTACCCTTTAAGTTTAAGATAAGTTAAAGTTAAAAGGATTCGTATAGGTGTGAAGCCACCCTCTATAACTTGACCTTTTGCGATATCGTTAAAATTGATAATAAACATATAGAAATCTCCTTTGTTAAATGTTAATGTTTATCTTGCTTACACCCTACCATAGGATATAAGAGGTGTCAAATGGGACATCATATTCTCAATAATGTATATACTGCACCACCTAATCCGAGTACACCCACTGTATATATAGCGATTGGTATCAGTCCTACGTTGTATAACATATCATTACCCATGATAATTACAACGATTACAGATACGATTAATAAAGTTATTCCACCTAATTTTTCTAACATTAGTTCTCTCCCCATCAATCATTAGTTTTATTATAAAATTCTCTTAACTCTTTTTGCATCTCTTTTGGTAGACTATCCCACCAAGACATTAAGATACTGTCTAGCAGTCTATATTTATCTTTAATTTTCATTTACTTCTCCTCAGTTGTTGGAGTCCCAACTTGGGACATTTGCTTTGCTCGTTGCTCTTTAATAAATGCCCTAGCTTTAGCTAACACACTTCGTCTATGCTCATCACGTTTAGCCATAAGGTAATCATGCATGGCATTATCACTACCCAATGCACCACTAATCATGATAGGGTACATATCTATGGTCTGCTTACGTTCTGCGTTAGGTGTGAAGTCCCAAGATGATCTAAGGGTTTTCGTGTACCTAGCAGGGGTTGGCTTCCCATTCTCAAAGGCTAATTTGAGGTAAGCATTCTCGCCTTTAGTAATCGTCATGTCTATCCTTTCTGTCCCAACTTGGGACATCTAACTCGTTGAAATCAATACCTTTATTCAGTATGCTTACACTATACCACATACAAAACAAATGTCAAATGGGACATGTAAGTCCCAACTTGGGACACTTAATCTATAACCTATAACCTACATACTACTGTCATCATCTATAACCTATAGCCTACAACCTACTATCATAATTATGATGGACAGAATTTAGGCACAAAAAAAATCCCAAGCCATTTCTGACTTGGGACTTGATCTTATTTTTTATGATGCTTTTTTTGCAACTTGATCTATTGAGTAATCGGATATTTTTTGAGCTTCTTCACTTGAAGCAAAATCTATAAGTGAAAGTAAATCTTCACCAAATTCTGCAACCCAAATATCGGCAAAGTTTTTAAGTACATCTTCCTTAGTTCTAGGTGCAGAAGGTGTTTCTTCTGATGTCCCAACTTGGGACTCATCATTTTCAGAATTATCATTTTCAGACTTAGAAGGTGCAGGGTTAAAGTATGCATTAGTTTTTGAAACAACCCCACGTACCCCATTAACTTTTGAAGACTTGGCATCTGCAGTTTGTGAAAATTCTACAATCTTTTCAATATCTGCAATTATTGATTTGTAAGCACTTGTATCATTTTTGAATTGTCTCTTTTTGATAAGAACTTTTTTACCCTTGGCATTCTTTTTGAACTCAAACATAGCCTTGTAACCATTCTCAAAAAGTTCTTCATTAGATGAAGATGTCAATTCTACACAAGCCATATACGTTGCACTATCTACACCCTTGGATAAATCCTTAAAGATGTCATTATTAAGTCTATTAGTTCTAGTAACATAAAGAGAAATAAAAGTATTTGCATTTAAGTTTGTCATGATTTTTACCTTTCAAAGTAAAGTTGTTATTGATGTTTACTAGTATGCATGTTTTGAAAGCATTGTCAAATGTCCCAACTTGGGACATGCTCAAACGTATAGTGGAAGCCAAATAGATATTTTGGGACATAGCGAAAAGAGAACGAAACAGGAACAAAAGTGTTGGGGTAGGGTATGCATAAAATAAAGAGAATAGGTATCATTTTTTATAATCGTAATGTTTCACGTGAAACAATTTAGGCAAGTGATACACTAACAGTTGACAATTATATAAAAAATCTAGGGTTTATAAGGGTTTAATGGGTAAAAAGTCCCAACTTGGGACATAAAAATATTATTTTTCTTGCAGTTTGTCGCATAATATCAAAAAATTGTCTGTTTTCAATGCCACCTGCCACTGCCACTACCCCCCATACAGTACGCATATACAGATAAATACACAGATAGGTAAAATTAAGTGTTAACCACTACAAGCAAGTGATAAATGCCAACTACCTAGTGCCTTGTTTTTAATGGTTTTATAAAAGGGGGGTTGACAAAACACCAAAACTGCTATATAATTATGTATAACAGGTGTACAGGGAAAATGTATACATATAATAATGATATATATAACATATAAATGTAATACATTTTAAATGAACCTCCTCCTATATGATTATCCCCGTACTATACAATAATAAGACTTGACAATGAGAAAAAAATCAGTAAAACTATATACACCAGAGAATATGCTGGAAGCATTTTATCATGCTATCCACACAAATACCTTGAATCGTTTACACATACCCCATAGTTCCGTGTTTTATGTTCGTGCAGCAATAGAAGCGAAGACAGGAAAAAGATATACACTAAAACACGTAGAGAACGCAATGAAAGCAGAGGGAATGTTAAATGATGTTTGAGACATGGGTACTTGTATGCCTTATTGGTACACAGAATATATGCCATACACTGTCCGATTTACACGGACCTTATGAAACCAAGAAAGAATGTGTGGCACGTGCTTACGAAATAGCAGTGGACTTGCCAGAACATATGCCAAATTATGTTGCTGTTAAGTATAAATGTATTAAAAGCAAAGAAGACTTAGAAGGTAAGATAAACACAACATGGCAGCTAAACGAAAAAAGGGTGGATTAAAAGGCTTTACTCAAAAGAGTGGTGATATGCGTTCTACGAAGAGTGGAGCAGGTATGACCAAGAAGGGTGTTGCCAAGTATCGTAGAGAAAACCCCGGTAGTAAATTAAAAACAGCAGTAACAGAGAAGAAGCCTACAGGTAAAAGAGCAGCTAGACGTAAATCATTTTGTGCTAGGAGTGCAGGACAGATGAAGAAGTTTCCTAAAGCAGCTAAAAATCCTAATAGTCGTTTACGACAAGCACGAAGAAGATGGAGATGTTAATATGAGTAGTCCTGCAAGGAAAAAAGCCGAAGAAAAGGCAATGGAGCTTAAAAAGAAAGTAGGTAAACAACCAAAAAGAATAGTTGGTAAAACTTACGTGACTAAAGAGGGAGATACTGTATCTGATATAGCAAAGTTAATGGGTACAACTGTTTCTAAAATTAAAGCAGCCAACGCTAGATTAAAAGATGTTAATAAATTACCTAAAGGTATAAGATTAAAATTGCCTGTTACTAAAACTGCAGGTAATATTGGAACATTTGATGCAGAATCAAATCCATATAAAGAAGGTGAAAAAGTAAAACTACGTATGGGTGGCTCATTAAGACCTGTCCCTAAAGGTGGGGGAGGTAAAGGATTGTCTAAACTTCCTACTCAAGTTAGAAATAAAATGGGTTTTATGAATAAAGGGTCTCTTGCAACAAAGAAGAAAACTAAAAGCAAAGCTAAAGGTGGCAAGGGCATTATAGTTGTAAGCATAGGTGTAGGTAAAGTTAAACCTAAGAAAAAAACTAAAGCAAAAAAGAAGACATGATCTCTCGTAACTATGCTTCTGAATACAGAAAGTATCAAAAGCAACAGAAACAAAAGAAAGACAGAGCTAGTAGGAACGCAGCTAGACGTGTCATGCTTAAAAAGGGTAAAGTTACCAAAGGGGATGGCAAAGATGTCTCCCATAAGAATGGGAATCCTAGAGACAATAGACCCAAGAATCTTACTGTAGAAAGACGCAGTAAGAATAGAAGTTATCGCAGAACTAGGACTGCAGGTAAACTTCATAGAACTGCATAGAAGGAGACAACAATTATGCCGATGCATGGTAAAAAGAAATCAAAGATGATGAACAAAGGTGGTGCTACCAAGAAGTCTAAAATGATGAATAAAGGTGGAGCTATGAAAAAAACAAAGTATATGGCTAAAGGTGGCATGAAAAAGACTATGGGTTATGCCCGAGGTGGAGCAGCTAGACGTAAGTAATGTCCTACCTCATTAGTAACATCCCACACTTCAAGTGTTGGGTGCGAAGAGAGTTCACTTGTAATCACCAACAATATCATGGTGAGTTCCTTCATGCGTTAGCTTTTGCAGTCAATACCATACCCGATAGGTCATTGAGCTTCCAAGTTGTATTCACAGGTTGTACAGAAGATGAGAATGTACATGGTGGTGCAATGTGGGCAAGAATGCCAATACAGGCACTTGTAGCAGATATACCTGTAGATGAATGGGCAGAACCAATGGAAGACCATATATGTCAACCTTGGGATTGTGAAGCTAGAAACCATAGTGTCATTGTCATGGATAGAGTCAGTTCTTCCCCTTGGCTCTGTAAAATAGACAATGCATTTTATACTGCGAAGTATTTATTCACAGTAGATTATACCGATAGCGAAATAGCAGATGACCCTGCACAACACAAACAATCACACGTGATGTATTTGTTAGATGCAGGTGAGTGGACAGGTAACATTGTAGCATTACCAAATAACAGGGTAAGAGCAACAAGTCCTGCATTATGGGTTACAGGAGAAGGTGCTCCTGACTTTGCTCCTTCACAGTGGTTACACTCTGCAGAAGCACATGAGTCTTACCTAGACCCCTTTACAACATTTAACAATCTATACGAGGACAGAAGTGGCAGTAAAAAAAGCAAAAGCAACAATAAAAAAAGTAGCAGGAAAACTTAAAAAAGCTAGTAAAGCTCATGCAGGTCAAGCAAAGACGCTATCAGCACTTAAATTAAAAAGTGGTGGTAGCACAGTAAACAAAGCAGGTAACTATACCAAGCCTACTATGCGTAAGCGAATATTCAACAGAATAAAAGCAGGTGGCAAAGGTGGTGCTCCGGGTCAATGGTCTGCACGTAAAGCACAGATGATGGCTAAAGCCTATAAGTCAGCAGGTGGTGGATACAAAAACTAATGGCTAAGAAGAAAGACCCTAAAGTAGGTACAGGTAAAAAACCTAAAGGTTCAGATAGAAGGCTTTATACAGATGAAAACCCCAAAGACACTGTTAGCATTAAGTTTGCTACTGTATCGGATGCTAAAGCTACGATATCTAAAGTTAAAAAGATTAATAAACCATATGCGAGGAAAATACAAATCCTTACTGTCCTTGAACAACGAGCCAAAGTATCTGGGAAGAAAGAACAAGCAGCACTCGCTAAAAAAGCAAAAGAACAATTAAAGAAGGCACATGAACGAAAAAAGAAAAAATAGATGTGAGACTTGTGAATGTTACGATTGCGATTGCGATGAGTGCAACTGTGATTGTCACGAAGAAGAAGAGGTACAGGGAGTACCTGTATAATTAATGATAGAGTTTGTGCTTGTGTTTATGATGGGAACAAGAGTGATAGACCAAACACAAAGATTTGATGACATTGACAGATGTCGTTACTTTGCAGAACGTCTGCATAACCAACCAACCATACCACAAAAAGAAGGACCAAACTTAACGATAACTTCATATTGTAAACCTATAAGGAAAAGATAATGTTAGCAGAACTCGCAGCAGCAAACGCAGCTTTTAGTGTTATTAAAAGTTTTGTATCCAACGGAAAAGAATTAACAGGGTGTGCTAAACATATATCCGATTTTGTATTTTCAAAAGAGCAGTTAGAAAAGAAAGCGAAGAAACAAAAATCTAAAGGTGGTGGTTCAGACCTAGAAGAGTTCATGGCTCTTGAGCAGATAAAAGAAAAAGAAGCAGAACTCAAGAAGATGATGATATACATAGGTAGACCCGGATTATGGCAGGATTGGCAAGAGTTCCAAGCAGAGGCTAGAAAGTCTAGACGTTATCAAGAAAAGATGAAAGAGAGAAGACAAGCAGAGTTGATGGAATATTTTGGTTATGGTATAGCTTTTATATTCGTACTATTCTTTGCGGGATTACTAGCTTGGATTGTCGGCAAATGGACAGGGAAACTTTAACACCTTGCATAGGTATATGCACATTAAAGAATGATGTATGCATAGGATGCAATAGAACAATAGAAGAAATTAAAGAGGCATATGAAAATAGCATGGCATTAAAAAAATCACAGAGGTCATTAGTTGCGTGGGGAAAACAAAAATGGAGAACCAAATCAGGTAAACCTTCTACACAAGGGAGTAAGGCAACTGGTGAACGTTATCTACCTGAAAAAGCGATTAAGGCTTTATCTGACAGTGAATATGCCTCCTCTACGGCTGCTAAACGAAAAGCGACTAAGCGAGGTAAACAATTTTCTAAACAATCCTCTAAGACGGCAAAAAAAACATCAAGATTTCGTAGATTCAGCTAAAGTAAAAGAGCAACTAAGACTTGCAAGAATGCAGGAGAAAATAAAGAATGATACAGGCACTAATAGGACCACTCGCAAATCTCGCAGGAACGTGGTTTCAAAACAAAGTAGAAAAAACAAAAGCCGATGGTCTCGCTAAAGTAGCTGAAGCAAAGGCAAGAGCAACAGTAGCAGAGAAAGTAGCAGCAGGTGAAATTGCATGGGAAGGCAAAATGGCAGATGCCACTAATGATAGCTGGAAAGATGAGTTTGCCTTAGTTGTCCTACTAACTCCTGCAATTTTAGTTTTTATTCCGGGCATGACAGAATATGTGGAACATGGATTTAGTATATTGGCAACTTTACCAGAGTGGTATCAGTACCTCTTATATATCGCAATTAGTGCGTCATTTGGGATTAAGGGTGTCGGACAAGCAGCTAAGATGTTCAAAAAGAAGTAATGTCTGATACAGAACAAAAGATAAATAAAATAATAGTAGAGTCTATATTACCTAGTGTTCAGATGCATGGTGGACACGTAGAGTTACAATCTTTCAAAGATGGTATAGCAACAGTATTTTTAAGTGGTGCGTGTAGTGGATGTGCAATGTCCACACAAACATTAAAGATGGGGATAGAAAATATGTTAAAGTATTATATACCTGAAGTATTAGCAGTTGAGGGTATTGAAGACCCTAATTCTACAGTGAGTCCATATTACCAATGACATTAAAAGCCTTGACATATTTAAAATTATCTGCTATAATTTGCAGGATAGGTAATTATTTTTGGCATCTACATGTCAAAGAAGTACGTAAGAACCAAACAAGAAGATTAATATAATGAATTTAGTTACACTACAAAATGAAATAGCCGAAGATGAAGGAATAAAATACGAATTATATTTATGTTCAGAATCGCATTTGACCGGGGGAATAGGGCATTTGATTACTGAATGGGATACTGAATATTACGATAAGCCTGTAGGAACAAAAGTACCTAACGAACAAGTTAATGAATGGTTTGAGAATGATATACAAGTATCTATAAAAGACTGTAAATCTTTGTTTAGTAACTTTGATAACTTACCTGAAGATATACAACATGTATTAATAAATATGTCATTCCAATTAGGGAAGCCTCGTTTATCCAAATTTAAAAAGATGATCGCTGCCGTAGAGAATGAAGACTATCCTGAAATGGCAGAGCAGATGGAGGACTCACGTTGGTACAAACAAACAACCAACAGAGCACAGCGTTTAATAGACAGAGTTATAACACAAGGAATACCACATTGAGTAGAGAATTAACTGAAAGACAAAAAAAGTTTCTAGAAGTTTTGTTTGAAGAAGCAGGTGGCGATGTTGTACAAGCAAAACTATTAGCAGGATATTCTGAGCACTCTGCAACTTCCTCTATTGTTGCATCAATGAAAGATGAAATCATGGAAGCTACTCAAATGTATATGAGTAGGAATGCTCCGAAGGCAGCAGTGGCTATGGTGAGTGGAGTTGATGAACCTACACAACTCGGTATAAGAGATAGATTATCTGCTGCTAAAGAATTGTTAGACAGGGTAGGTTTAACTAAAACTGAAAAGGTTCAAGTGGAAGCATCAGGTGGAGTGATGTTGCTACCACCAAAACAGAGTGATGGATAGAAGTTTAGGTAAGTGGAAGTTACCACAACCCACAGATTTAAAAGATGAAGAACAAAAAGATTGGATACAGATACCACGTATAGCAAGAACTATACCTTTTGGTTACACAATTAATGAAGAGGATAATGAGTTACTTGATCCTGTGCCTTATGAACTAGAAGCTATAGACTTAGCTAGAAAATATGTAAAACAATATTCATATCGTGAGGTAGCTAATTGGCTAACAACAAAAACAGGCAGAGAGATATCTCACGTGGGATTAAGAAAAAGATTAATGCATGAGCAACAACGTAAGAACCAAGCTAGAACTCTTAGAAAATGGTCCGAGTATGCCAAGAAAGCAATCCAAAAAGCGAAAGCGATTGAAGAAGGCAGAACAGGAGCAAAAGCCTAAAATAAAAATTGCAGATGACATAGAAGATGTTCCTATAGCAGAACAAAATGTTATCTTTAAACCAAATGAAGGACCTCAAACAGAGTTTCTTGCAGCTTCTGAAAGAGAAGTATTATATGGTGGCAGTGCAGGTGGTGGCAAAAGTTATGCCATGTTAGCAGACCCACTACGTTATATGGGTCATCCATCATTCAGTGGTTTGTTACTGCGACATACAACAGAAGAATTAAGAGAACTTATATTTAAGTCAAAAGAATTATATCCTCAAATATGGAAGGGGATCAAGTGGTCGGAAAGAAAGATGCAATGGGAAGCACCATCAGGTGCAAGACTATGGATGTCTTATCTAGACAGAGATGATGACGTTCTAAGATATCAAGGTTTAGCCTTTAGTTGGATAGGCTTTGATGAGCTAACACAATGGGCAACACCCTATTCGTGGAACTACATGAGGTCAAGACTTCGTTCTACTGCTCCTGATTTACCTGTCTATATGAGAGCAACAACGAACCCCGGAGGTCCGGGACATCAGTGGGTCAAGAAAATGTTTATTGACCCTGCACCTTATGGAAAGACTTTTGATGCCACAAATATTGAGACAGGACAGGTTCTGCAGTATCCTAGCAACCACAAAAAAGCAGGTGAAGCACTATTTAGAAGAAGATTCATACCTGCTAGGTTATCTGATAATCCGTATCTCTCAAGTCAAGGTGATTATGAAGCAATGCTTCTATCCTTACCTGAACAACAAAAGAAGCAGTTGCTTGAGGGCGATTGGGATATTAAAGAAGGTGCTGCTTTTACTGAGTTTAATAGAGATATTCATGTTGTTGAACCTTTTTCAATTCCAAGAAATTGGGTTAAGTTTAGGTCTTGTGACTATGGTTATGGTTCTTATAGTGGTGTGTTGTGGTTTGCTGTTTCTCCAGACGAGCAGATTATTGTATATAGAGAGTTGTATGTTTCTAAAGTCCTTGCCACAGATTTGGCAGATATGATACTAGAACTAGAAGCTGAAGATGGAACTATGAAGTATGGAGTTTTAGATAGCTCTCTTTGGCATAAACGTGGTGACACAGGTCCTTCTTTGGCAGAACAAATGATACAAAGAGGATGTCGTTGGAGACCATCAGATAGAAGTAAAGGCAGTCGTGTAGCAGGTAAGAACGAAATACATAGACGATTGCAGATAGATGATTTTACAGAACAACCACGAATGGTGTTTTTTAACACATGTACAAATGCTATATCACAACTACCTGCCATACCTTTAGATAAAAGAAACCCTGAAGATGTGGACACTAAGGCAGAAGATCATATTTACGATGCGTTAAGATATGGTATTATGTCAAGACCTAGATTTAGTATATTTGACTATGACCCTGTAGGTAGACCATCGCAAGGTATGCCTATAGCAGACTCAACTTTTGGATATTAAAATGGCAGAAGAAAATAATGAAATAATGATTGAAGATGATGCAATAGCATTAGAAGATACAGATGATCCTGTAATCGCTGATGCAGGTGTAAATGGCATCATACCTTTTGTTCAAGAACGATATGACAGAGCAGAAGATTACAGAAGAAATGATGAAGAACGATGGTTACGTTCATATACAAATTACAGGGGGATATACGGAAGTGATGTTCAATTTACTGAAGCAGAAAAGTCTAGAGTATTTATCAAAGTTACCAAAACCAAAACTCTCGCAGCTTACGGACAAATTGTTGACGTATTATTTGCAGGTAACAAATTTCCTATTAGCGTTGAGCCAACGATTTTACCCGAAGGTGTACTTAAAGATGTTAGCTTTGATCCGAAAGAGCCTGAAGAGTTGCGTGGCAGGGGTCAAGAAACTTCTCCGTATGGCTTTGAAGGTGATGGACAAGATTTTCCAAAAGGTGCTACCGAAAAAAGTTTACTTGAAGGTCTTGGACCTCTTCAAGAAAAACTAGAAGGTATTGAAGGATTAAAAGGTGAAACAGGTAAAACTCCCACATCAATAACATTTAGTCCATCTATGGTGGCTGCGAAAAATATGGAGCAAAAGATAATGGATCAGCTTCAAGAGTCAGGTGCTACTAAGCAATTAAGAAGCACTGCTTTTGAAATGTCCTTGTTTGGTACAGGGGTTATGAAGGGTCCTTTTGCTATAGATAAAGAATATCCTAATTGGGATGATGAGGGTGAATACAATCCTAAATTTAAAACAGTTCCTTCCACATCACATGTATCTGTTTGGAACTTTTATCCTGATCCTGATGCTAATAACATGGATGAAGCACAGTATGTTATTGAGAGACACAAGATGTCTAGATCACAACTGCGTTCACTAAAAAAGAGACCTTACTTTAGATCAAGCGTTATAGATCAAGTAGTTGAGTCAGGAGAATCTTATGTTAAAAAGTATTGGGAAGATGACTTGTCTGACTACGCACCTGAACATGGTGTATATCGCTTTGAGGTATTAGAATATTGGGGTATGTGTGACACACAACTTCTAGTAGATAATGAAGTAGAGATACCTGATGAGTTAAAAGACTTTGATGAGTTACAAGCTAATATATGGATTTGCGATGGTAAATTAATAAGAATGGTTCTTAATCCTTTCAAACCTGCAAAGATACCATATATGGCAGTTCCTTATGAGCTAAATCCGTACTCTTTCTTTGGTGTAGGTATAGCAGAAAATATGGATGACACACAAACTTTAATGAATGGTTTTATGAGAATGGCAGTAGATAATGCAGTATTATCAGGAAACCTGCTCATAGAAGTAGATGAAACTAATTTAGTTCCGGGACAAGACTTATCTGTGTATCCGGGTAAAGTGTTTAGAAGACAGGGTGGTGCTCCGGGACAGGCTATATTTGGCACTAAGTTCCCAAACGTATCAAATGAAAACATACAGTTATTTGATAAAGCTAGACAATTAGCAGATGAAAGTACAGGATTACCATCATTTGCTCATGGTCAAACAGGAGTGACAGGGGTGGGTAGAACTGCTTCAGGTATATCAATGCTTATGAATGCAGCTTCAGGAAGCATTAAGACTGTTATAAAAAATGTAGATGACTATTTACTGCGACCATTAGCAGAGGGTTTCTTTAGATTTAATATGCAGTTTGACTTTAGTCCTGAAATAAAAGGGGACTTAGAAGTTAAAGCTAGAGGCACAGAAAGTCTAATGGCAAACGAAGTTAGGTCACAGAGATTGATGCAATTCTTGCAAGTATCATCTAATCCTGCATTAGCACCTTTTGCAAAGTTTCAGTATATCATACGTGAGATAGCAAAATCTATGGACTTAGACCCTGATAAAGTTACCAACAATATGGATGAGGCAGCAATTCAGGCAGAGCTTATGAAAGAATTTCAAGCTCCTGCACCTGAAGGACAACCTCAACAACCACCTGCAGGAGCAGACCCAAGTGATCCTACAGGAGCAGGTGGAGCAACTATAGGAACAGGTCAAGCACCTATTCCGGGTGAACAAGGATTTACAGGAGTACCTCAAGATAGTGGACAAGCAAATACTCAACAAGCTCAAGCCGATGGTGGGCAACAACCACCAATGGGAGGCATTCAGTAATTATGTTGATGCTCTAGTTGGGCAACATCATAAAATATTAGAACAAGCAGATAATGATATTATCATGTATCGTTCTCAAGGTGCAGTAGCATCTTTGAAGAAACTTAAATTACTTAGGGATGAAGTTTTAAAGAATGTCAGTTGAAACTAGAAGAAAAGAAAGAGAGCCTAAAACGGAGACTGAAAAGGCTCTGATGGCTCAAAAGACAAAAGAAGGTTTACAGGGTTTAGCAATAGGTCCTGTAACAGGTCTTCTTGGTCTACCTTCTGATATAATAGATTTAGCAAACATGGCAAACGATGCTATAGCTAAATATGGTGCAGATACAACTATCGCACAATTCTCAAAGTTAATAAAGCCACAGTTAGATGCAGTGCAAGAAAAGTATGGTAGAGATGCTTTTGATAAAGGATTCACAGAATTAACAGGTATAAAATCTGATCCAACTAGACCTGCACAGTTTTTAGGTGAATTAGTATCTTTAGGGGGTGTAGCTAAAACAGGTGTAAAAGGTGCTAAACTAGTTGGTGAAACTATATCCGATACCTACAAAGGTGCTAAAAAGTTATTTGAAGATTCTACTCTGCCACCACCTGATAATTTAGCAGCACAAACTGTAGGTGCAACCAAACCTGTAGATCAACTTGAGCAAACAAAAAAACTGTTAGATAAAGAAAAAGCAATAACTACAGAAGCACCTAATATTATACCACCTGACGAATTTATAAATGCTCCTAAAACAACTAGAATGAGCATGGCAGGAAATAGAACTCCTACAGGTAAGCAACAGATTACAAAGTATAGGGAGTTAGATAAAACAAAAAAATATAATCCTGATGAACTATTTGAAATGACAGGTGTGTATAAAGGATCAGATGGTGAGTTTAGATGGGAAATAGATACTACAGATGCAGAGTTAAAAGGTCTTAATATAATAAAAAATGCAAAAGATGGAGATGCTGTAGCTCTTTCTAGTATATTAAAGTTTGACAGATTATATCAAGAATATTTTGAGCCTTTAAAAGTTAGAAAATTATTATCTAGATATAACTATAAACCTATGAAAAATGTATCTGTTGTACTACGAAAAGGGACAGATGAAGATGGAAGGGCATTAGCTGCTTACACTCCATCTAGTGATGTGATAACTTTATACACAGACAGAATATATAATGCTACACTTGATGCTGCAAATAAGGCTCAAGATTTTAAAAATATAGATAAACTATACGAGTATCAACTAGAAAGCACGTTACTTCACGAAATACAACATGCTATTCAAGGAAGAGAAGGATTTACAAGAGGTAGTGCTACACAAAATTTTATACGTTCTGGTTATGAACAAGATATAAAAACTAATAATGAATTATTGGATCAGTCTTACTTTCGGTTTTTTAATGAATTTGAATCTGAAAATGCATTAACAGGTTTATCAGGTAGAGATAGATTAGATAAAGTATCTAACTATGTTAAACTAGCATTTGAAGAAAATCCTAACCTTAGTGATGGTGCTATAAATTCTATAATTAAAGCAGAGATTAGAAACTTAGATAGAGCAGGTGTAGGTTTATCAAGCGTAAAAAAAGAGCAAGTTCTTAGGTCTTACTTTTCAAATATTCAACGTCATTATAAAAACAAAAAAATATTAGATGATGAATATGACACTGCTTATAAAAGCTACAGAGATGTATATGGCGAAAAAGAGGCGAATCTTGTACAAAAAAGATTTGAGGAAAGGCGTAATTTAAGAGCATTAATGTCTATGGATACAGGACAAGCAACAAAGTCTGACATAGAAAAAGTGCAAAAAGAAATGCGTCAAAAATCACCCCCGTCTGACATGATGGGATTGACTCGTTCAGAACGAGAAAGACAAGATGTTTTAGCAAGAACTGACCCCATAACAGGTAAGGTTAAGCGTAAAGTATCTATAAAAAATTTAGCAAAAGGTGGAGACATGAAAAAACAAATGGACTTATTTCAAGAAGGTGGACTCAAAGATGAAGGTGGTACAGTAGACCCTGTATCAGGAAACGATGTTCCACCGGGTTCTACACAAGAAGAAGTGAGAGATGACATACCTGCACAGTTAAGTGAAGGAGAGTTCGTGTTTCCTGCAGACGTAGTGAGATTCATAGGTCTTGAAAAGTTGATGACGTTAAGACAGGAAGCTAAAGCAGGACTCAAGCGTATGGAAGAGATGGGTCAGATGGGTAACAGTGATGAAGCCACCTTACCTGATGACATGCCTTTTACTATAGATGACCTTGACATGGAAGACGAACAGGAGTATAATCAAGGTGGAGTTGTACGGGCACAAGCAGGAACATTTGTAGCTCCGGGAGCAGGTATAACGACAACACCTTCTCAGTTTACAGGACAAGCATTACCATCTGCAACGAATATACCTAATTATGTAGCACCTAACATACCACCCCCTGCACCTGCACCTCTAGGTGGGTTCAGACCTTTAACAACATCTGCACAAACAGGGCAACAGAATATGGGAACAACACCTACCTTTCAGACATTGATAGGCAGAAGACCCGGACAGTATGACGAATTTCGTGAATATGTTAACGAAGCAGGTATGAAGCTACAGATACCATTCAAAGATGGACAACCTATATATCCAATACCTGAAGGTTATACCTTTGTAGACCCTGAAGAAGAAAAAGTGGTAGACCCTAAAGTTACAGATGTAAAACCACAAACAACTAGAGTTACAGAAGAAAGTGGCGATGATGGTGGAGATGGAAGTAAAACATCTGCAGTTGATTTAACAGGTGCTCCTCTATCTTACAAATCTATATTTGATATGGATAAACTAGATACTGCATTAAAGGACATTGCCTTTGGACAGTTGAACCTATTTGATTTAAAAGGTGCAACTATGAGAGGTATAACAGGTAATGTAGATATTAATAATGTGACACTAGAGTTTCAAAAAGAGGTTATGGGTAAATTTAAAGATAATCTGGTGAATAAATACGGACAAAATTTTAATTTAGCTAGTATGAATGATATTGAAAGAAATAGTTTAGCAGAATCTCTTAATAAATCATCTGACATGGTTAAAAACGTATTAACAGATTCAAATGATAATCCTCTAAATACGGATGACCTTATTAGCAAAGCTAACAGAACATATGGTATGAGTGTAGTTAAAGCTAACTTAATGGCTAAAGGAACTAATGTATTGTCAAGATCAAAGATTACACAACTAGCAAAAGATATGATGACAAAAGATATGGAGATGAAAGAGAGATCGGCTAAAGCAAGACAAGCGTTTGAAGATTATTCTGACAGTTCATCTGATTCTGGAGTTACTCAAGATTTGTCAGATGTTGTATCTGATAGAGATAAAGCACAAGCTGCTGCAGAAGCAGGATTTAATGTTGATGAAACTTTTGGTGGTGGATCAGCACCTTCTTCTCCTAACTTTAGTAATGTATCGGATGATTCAGGAGGAAGTGAACCTGATAGTGGAGGAGGTTATGGCTCAGATGACTCTGGAACTATGGGAGGTGAAGAGGTCGCTAAAGGTTCTCTTATAACTAAACGCAAAACATCAGGTAAATTAAAGAAAAAGTATATGAAGCGAGGTGGATTAGCTTCACGTAAATAATCCACATACTAGCTACTTATCCCCCAACGATATGGCTACGATAACCCTAGGAGAAAACAATGGCAGAACAAGCACAAGAAATGGTGGTAGATGCTACACCAAATAAAAAAGCATTTATGGAAAAGCGTTCTACTCATGAAGATAGAATTAAAAAAGATGAGCAGGAGCTTGAAGAACTAAAGAAACAAGTTGAAGGTGAAGCTGAAGAACCTGTTACAGAAGAGAAAGCAGAGGATGAGGAAAAACCGAAGAACGCTGAAGAAAGAACTTTCAAAAAGCGTTACGGAGACCTACGTAGACACTCTCAAGAAAAAGAAAGAGAGTTCCAAAAACAACTTGACGAGTTAAAAGGGCAACTAGAAAAGGCAACTAAGAAAGAGATAAAGTTACCTAAGACAGAAGCCGAGATAGAAAATTGGACAAAAGAATATCCTGATGTAGCAGGAATAGTAGAAACAATCGCTATCAAGAAAGCAAAAGAACAATCTGATGCTTTAGAAAAAAGAATCAAAGAGATTGATGAATTAAATGCAAGAACTACAAAGGAACGTGCAGAAGTAGAATTACTGAAGATACATCCTGATTTTGCAGATATAAGAGATAGTGATGACTTTCACGAATGGGCAGACGAACAACCGAAATGGGTACAAGAGGCACTTTATGAAAACGACAACGATGCAAGATCAGCAGCTAGAGCTATTGATCTATATAAATCAGATAGAGGCATTGGCAAGAAAGACACGAAAAAGAGTAGTAAGAGTGCTGCTTCGGAAGTTAAAGCAAAAAATACTAGGTCTGTTCCTGATCCTGAAGGAAACACCAATAAGATTTTAGAGTCGGAAGTACAGAGAATGTCTGCAGATGAATACGAAAAGAATGCAGATACAATCATGGAATCTATCCGATCAGGTAATTTTGTCTACGATGTATCTGGTTCTGCTAGATAATTAGTTGACAAAGTGTTATTTATAGGTATAACTATAGGTAACTAAAAATGTGACCTCTCCACGTGGACAACTCACATACTATACTACACTTGAAAGCCTACCTGATGGTATGAGCCTATGTTTAAGTAGCTATTAAGCATACACCTCACAACTATTAGCCGATGACGAGTAAAACTGTCGTATACTTTATGTATACATTTGTTTATTTCAATGGAGATAAAAATGGCATTTAAAACTGCAGCAGGTTATGGTAATCTGCCTAATGGTAATTTCTCCCCAGTTATTTACTCTAAGCAGGTTCAGTTAGCCTTCAGAAAAACTTCCGTTGTTGAAAATATCACTAACTCCGATTATTTTGGAGAGATATCCAACATGGGTGATTCTGTAAAAATTATCAAAGAGCCAGAGATCACTGTCAAGGAATATGCTAGAGGTGCAAACGTACAACCTCAAGACCTTGATGATGAGGACTTCACATTGACTATTGACAAAGCGAATTACTTTGCTTTCAAGATAGACGATATTGAAGAGGCTCACAGTCACGTAAACTTCTCTCAACTAGCAAGTGACAGAGCAGGTTACAGACTTAAAGACAACTATGACCAAGACGTTCTTGGTTACCTATCAGGATTTGCACAAGCATCTAACAATGCTGTAGCAAGTTCAGCTAACGCAACAGTTAATGGAACTAAAGCAGTGTCAACTGCAGGTTCAGACGAATTGTTGACAAGCATGAAGCTAAGAAAAGATAGCTTTGGTAACATCACTACTTCTAGTGCTGGTGACCACTCTATCCCAATAGCTCCAAGACTAGGTGGTGCAACTGCACAAGCAACTGCTACAGCTACTCCTTTACAGGTTA